TCAACTCGAGCAAGCCGCAGTACATCCTGCTGCTGGATGCAAGGGCTGTGCCCTCGGGCTACGTCCAGTCGGCACGCAAGTTGCGGGGCAACCCGCACCTCACTCCGGTTCAGGCCCTGAACCTGGAGATGAACCTCGAGCTGTTGGAGCTCGAGGCCGCACGATCCCAGAAGGACGAGGACGAGGAGGAGTACTGGTGAGTGAAGTGATGCTCACGATCAAGCCGGGGATGATGTTCCCGGTACAGGCGCTGAGGGCTGCGCTACCGGATGTCGAGACAACCCTGTTCTTCGGCAAGCTGTTCGACCTCACGGCGACGGAGTTGAGCAAGGTGCTCGTCACCCTGCACAACACGACGCTGATGACCACCCTGCTGGGTGAGGGCAGCGAGCACAGCAACGAGCTGCAGGACTACCTGGTCGACATCGGGTACGGGCAGGTCATCGAGAACGGGGACATCGCGTTCGTCGAGGACGCACCCAAGGGCGAGATCCTGCCCGAGGTGTGGAAGAGCCTGCAGGTTGAGGTGGCCCAGTCCATCAAGGACGTGGCCTGCAAGCTCGGCGACGTGATGGGGCTCATGCCCGGCAAGCAGGGCGAGATGGTGTTCAAGAGCATGATGGTGCTGAACGCCAGGCGCCCGATGCTCGGGGACTACAAGGCCCTGATCCACCACGGCAAGCACCCGGACAACCTGGTCATCTTCGACTGCTCGGGTTCGATGGGGCAGGAGACCTGTGAGATGGTGGCCAACGAGGTGGTGTCACTGGGCTTCATGGCCGACGCCCACCTCGTCATCGTCAGCGACAACACCTACCACTGGAACCCCGGGGAGTACTCGGTGGAGACGGTGATGGCCAAGGCGGAGTACGCCGGCACGCACTACGAGAAGCTGGCCCCGATCCTCGACCAGGACTGGGGCGTGGTCGTGACCATCGCAGACTACGACTCGTCGAGGTCGGCGAAGGATCACATCGCTGAGTGCAGTGGTCGCATCGACACGGTGCTCGACATCTCGCTGGTCAACCGGCCGACCTACCTCTCCGAGGTGGTGGGCCAGCTGGCGAACGAGGTCCGTCCGCTGCTCGTGGCGGCGGACAACTACTGCTGCATGGGCTACTGAGCCCGTGCAGTACCGAGGTCCGGGGTCTGCGTCGTGGGCAGAGATGCTCACGGCGCAGGCTCCGACCATCAACAACTCTCCTGAGGAGGAGTGGCTAGTGAGCAACGAGGAAGCGAAGAAGATCACGGTCCAGGGGCGATTGTCGTACCCGACGTGGGACGCGCAGAGCGCCTTCGACCTGAGCCAGAAGGGCAAGTTCCCGGCCAAGTCCGTGGCCGAGGCGGCGCCGTCCTTCTTGATGGTCGTCACCCAGGCGCAGTGGGACAAGTTCCGCAACCACGCGGTCAACGTGTTCCTGCCGTACTGCGCGGAGCAGACCAAGAAGGGTGAGCGCATCGACGCCCTCGAGGCCAAGGAGGTCAAGGCCCTGATCGACGGGCTCGAGGGTGACCTGGCCGACCAGATGTACAACACGCCGGCCAAGGCCGTGAGCCCGAAGACGCTCGAGCTCGTGCCCGACGCCGTGGCCACGATCAAGGCGATCGGTCCCAAGGGCGGCACCATCGTCCAGAAGGCGGTCGCCTACACAGAGTTTGACCTGGTCGTGCCCGACCCGGACCAGCTGATCTGGCCCTGCGTCAAGGACATCTCGGTCACCAAGCACGAGATGTACCCGGGCGCGCTGGTCGCCGCCACGCTCAACCTGTACGCCTACCGGAACGGGAAGCACCCCGGGTTCTCGGCCGGCGTCAAGGTGTGCGTGTTCAAGCAGGACGCGGATCAGTTCGGCGGCAGCGTGGCTGTCGACGAGGACGCGATCTTCGCGGACTGACCAGTCCATCGAGGGAGGAGGGGGAGGCAGCAATGTCTCCCCCTCCTTCTGAGGAGAGAGGAAAAAAATTTCATGACGGAGAGATTCTCCGCCAGCGCTGCGACGCGGCACATGGGGTGCAGGGCGAGCGCCAACCTGGATCTGGCGATCGTGGGGTGGGAACCGCCGATCGAGGATCCGACGGTGGACAACGCTGCGAATCGTGGCAGTCACATGCACGAGATCATGGCAAAGCTCAACGAGCTGCCGACTGGCGATGCGATGAAGCTGACCGAGGCGTTCAACTACGTCAACGAGGTGAGGCGCAGGCGCAGGTTCAAGAAGCTGGTGGAGCACACGATCACCGTGGACTGGCTGCAGTCACAGCCGTACACCACGGCTGACCTGGTGCTGCATGTGGCCGACGAGATCCATGTGCTCGACCTGAAGACTGGAAGGATTCCAGTCTACGTGCAGCAGAACAAGCAGATGCTGTACTACGGGGCGAGCTACCTGCCGCTGGCACCGAAGGCCAAGGGCGTCCACCTCCACATCGTGCAGCCGTGGGCTGACAACATGGAGGAGTGGTACGCCCCACTGCACACGCTCGACCAGTTCGTGCGTGACGCGCAGCAGGTGGAGGCGGAGATCCTGCAGGGCAGCACCACGTTCACACCTGGTGACCACTGCATGTTCTGTGCGGCCAACCCGCATGGTCGTGGAGCGAGGGGCAAGCCCTCGTGCCCGGCGATGCTGGACCTGCTGTACCCGGACAAGACCAACTACGACGAGATCCTCGGGAGGGATTGAGTGATGAGTGGATACGTGGGGCTCGACTTCGAGACCTACGCAGAGCGTGACCTCACGAAGGTGGGGCTGAACAACTACGTCGAGTGCCCTGCCTTCACGCCGCTGCTGGCCGCGGTGGCAGTGGAGGAGCAGGGCGTGTACACCCGGCACATCCTGGACCTGACCAAGGACTACGGGAACACACGCAAGTCGCTGGTCGACCTGCTCGCGGAGAAGATCATCGTCGCGCACAACGCTGGCTTCGAGCAGTCGGTGATGAAGCGCATGGGGATGTACGCCCCGGCGTCGAGGTTCATCGACAGCGCGGTGCTGGCTCGGGCTGCTGGTGTGGCCGGCAAGCTGGAGGCGGCAGCGCCCCAGTTGCTCGGGCTCGACAAGGTGGAGAGCGGCTGGTCCCTGATCAAGAAGTTCTCCATCCCGGGCGAGTACCAGGAGGAGAACGACAACGGGCTGTTCGATCCGCAGATCGTGGAGGACAACCCGGACGACTGGGCGGAGTTCGCGTACTACTGCGGGATGGATGCGGAGCTGAGCCTGCGCATCGCCGGGGCTGTGCTGCCCACCATCCCGGAGTCGGAGCTGGACTACATGCGCGCGACGATGGACATGAACGAGGCCGGCTGGCATGTGGACGTGAGCCTGGTCAAGGAGATGATCCGTCGGTACGAGCGCAACGTGCAGCTGGCTGTGGATTCATTCCGCATCCAGACGGAGGCGGAGGAGCTGAACCTGTCGTCGCACCCGCAGTTGGTGGCGTGGTGCAAGGACAAGGGGATCATCGCCAGTTCGTTCGACGAGCTCAGCGTGGCCTCGATGCTGAAGCGCATCGGCAAGAAGCTGGAGGATCCCACGCTCTCCGATGAGAAGCGGCGCAACTACGAGGACGTCGTCACGCTACTGAACACCAAGCAGATCCTCGGTGGCAGCAGCATGAAGAAGCTGTACACCGTGCAGTCCACGGTGAGCGAGGACGACCGGCTGCGCGACCAGTACCTGCACATCGGTGCGGGTGCGACGTGGCGCACGACTGGGCGTGGCGTCCAGATGCAGAACCTCAAGCGGCTGGGCACACAGCCCGACCCGGTCGAGGACCTGTTCGATACCAGCATCGAGTGGTCCAACGACAAGATGGCGTCCAACCTGCGGCAGGTGTTCACTGCCTCAGTACCGCAGGGTCGTCTGATCGTGGGCGACTTCAGCTCGGTGGAGTCCCGTGGCCTGGCATGGTTCGCCGGCGAGCAGTGGAAGCTCGAGGAGTACCGGGCTGGTGCTGACATCTACAAGGCGCTGGCTGCGAAGTTCTACCACAAGGACGTGGCCGACATCACCAAGCCGGAGCGAACCTTCGGCAAGGTGGGCGAGCTGAGCTGTGGCTACGGCGCAGGTCCTGATGCGGTGCAGTCCTTCGCCGAGAAGATGGGCGTGGAGCTGACCGAGGTGGAGGCTGGCCAGCTGGTGGCTGACTGGCGCAGGATCAACGACCACACCGTGCAGTTCTGGCACGGGCTGGATCGTGTGCTGCATGACGCGCTGGTGTACCGGATCCCGAAGTACCTGCCGTTCGCACATGGGCGGATCAGGATCTCGCCGGTGCTGGCTCCGGCGTCGCTGCGCAAGCAGGTGGGCGACCAGACCCTGCTGTCGCTGCGCATCTCGGTGTTCCTCGACGACGGCACCCAGGTGCTCAGCCGTGTGATCCACGGCACGCACATGGTGGGCCGGTCCATCGAGTACTACAAGCCCAGCGAGCGCAAGACGGGCGACCTGTGGACCAACCACTACACGGATCCGAAGACCAAGCAGACGCGGATCTTCACCGTGTACGGAGGGAAGCTGGCCGGCCTGCTCACGCAGTCGCTGTGCCGTGAGATCTTCATGGCTGCACTGGTGGAGATCACGGAGTGGGCTGGTGGCTACCCGAACGTCAAGGTGGTCGGCCAGTTCCATGACGAGATCGTGCTGGACTGGATCCCGTGGGCTGACACGGGGCAGTTCCACACGCCGGGGCTGATGACGACGATCGCCGTGCTCGAGGATGTCATGACGCACACGTCGCTGCCGGGCTTCCCCCTGGCGGCGGAGGTGAAGTCGGACCACCGCTACACCAAGTAGCAACAGAGCCGGGTCGTGGGTGGCAAATCCACGGCCCGGCTCTGCACCACCGAGTGAGAAGGAGGAACTCGTGACGAAGGTAGCACGAGTTGTGGGCGTGGACCCGGGCATCGTTCACACGGGTGTCGTGTCGCTCGAGTTCAAGCCGGGTCCTGTCCTGTACGTGGATCACGATTTGGTAACGGGGCTGGACGCTGACCTGGTCGCGCACTGGATCGGGAGCCTGAAGAACACCAGCGTGTACGTGGAGCAGTACAAGCCACGGCAGCGGCTGAACACCGACGTGCGCATGGTGCAGGCTGAAGCAGACCTGAGGCGCTCGATCCTCGGGGCGAGGTTCCTGCCCAACATGGGCATCAGGCGTGTCGTACCACAGCAGTTGATGGAGGCGCTGGGACTGTGGACGTGGACCACTACGAGCCACCACCAGGACCTGCGCTCGGCTGCGCGCATAGCCCTGCTGGGCATGATGAAGGACGACCACCAGAACAGGGTGATCGCTGACATGGTGCGCGCGTACGTGGACGGCACGCCGTGGGAGGTGAGGATCCGATGACCACCGACACCGTGGTGATGGGTGGGTACGAGCTGTTCGACTACCAGCGTGAGCTGCTGGAGGCTGCGAACCTGATGGGGGACCGGCCGAGGATCTGCCTGTACTACCGCACGGGAGCCGGCAAGAGCCTGACCGCACTGGTGGCGATCAGGGCGTGGGGCTACCGGCAGGTGATGGTGATCTGCCCACCGTCCACGCACGAGCAGTGGCGTGAGGTGGGGCAGAGGATGGGCGTGCATGTCCAGCCCATGTCCCATGCCAAGTTCAGGATGAAGGACACCAAGCTGCCACGGGCGGTGCCCGTGATCGCCGACGAGATGCACATGTTCGGCGGGCAGAAGGCAGTGGGCTGGAGAAAGCTGGACCGGCTGGCTGCTGGGCTGGACGCACCTCTGGTGCTGGCCAGTGCGACGCCGAACTACAACGATGCGGAGCGGTGCTACTGCGTGCAGCACATCCTCGATCCGCACTCGTGCAAGGGCGGGTACCTGCAGTTCCTGTACACCCACTGCACCACGGAGCAGAACCCGTTCGGGATGGAGCCCATCGTCACAGGGTTCCGGCAGTTCCCGGGTGCGGCGGAGTACCTGGCCTCACTGCCCAACGTGTTCTACCTGCCGGACGACCTGACGTACAAGATCGTGGACGTGACGTACACGGAGAACGTGCCGGACGAGCTGGTGCTGTACGCCTACAACCGACGCAAGCACAGGATGGTGGCGAGCGTGATCGAGCAGATGCACACGATCAGGTACCAAGGGCTGGTGACGGAGGACGGTGAGATCCAGCCGGAGGTGCTGCGCAAGCTGCTGCCCATGCTGGTGCATGACAAGCCGGTGCTGGTGTACGCCAACCATGCGACTGTGGCAGTAGCCCTGTCACAGACGTTCGACAACCTGAAGCTGGAGCACGCTGTCCTCACGGGACAGACGACGCAGAGGCTGAAGGACCGGATACTCGATGAGTTCCGGGCAGGAAAGATCCCAGTCCTGCTCGGCACCGCGACCCTGGCCACCGGAACGGATGGCTTGGACAAGGTGTGCGACAGGCTGGTGATCCTGGACGACACAGACGACGACGCGCTGCGACGTCAGCTGATCGGCCGGATCATGCCGCGGGGAGCCATCGGCTCCACTGCGGCGAAGGAGGTCATTCGGTTCGTCCCTGTTTCTCCATGAGCACCACCGGGAGGGGGTACCACTCCGGTGCTCAGAAGGAGGAATGGGTAATGACGATCGAGGGCCTCATCAAGCGGCTGCGGAGGCAGCAGCTCGGCGCTTCGGAGGCTAACTTCTGGCTGCTTCAGCAGAGGATCAACGATCTGCAGAGGCAGCTCAAGAAGCAGTCGAAGAAGTGAAGTCAGGGCGGTCGGGTGTAACAGCCCGGCCGCCCTGTTCCGTCTATCGAGGAGGTAAGGAATGGCGGTAACTCGCAAGACCCAGACAGAACTGTTCAACGACGCACAGACGATGGCTGCCAGCTATTCGCTCGTGCTGTACCAGGGCAACATCTACATCCCGACTCACTGGAGCACGGGTGACCAGTCGGTCACGCCGGCACCAGTCGAGACGGTGTGGCTGCCGATGAGCCCGGACGACATCCAACGTATGGCGAGGGACCAGTTCGGGATCGTGTTCGAGGCACCGAAGAAGCAGTACGACTTCACCTACATGGTGGAGCAGAGCTGCATCAGGGCAGACGACAAGGCCCAGTCCCTGCTGGTCCGCACCAAGGACGGGCTGAAGGAGCTGAGGACTGACGGGAAGTTGTACGATCCGTCGGGTTCATTCGTACCGAACACCCTGCCGATCGCACTGAACGAGGACCCGGACGACAAGCAGGCCGTGCTCGACGTGCTGGCCGACTGGCTGGACGACGACGAGGAGCCGGTGTCCCTGCTGCGTCACCTGTCGACCTCGCTGAACCCGAGCTGGTCTGCGGTGAAGTACATCCTGCTGCTGGGCTCGGGGCGCAACGGCAAGTCCGTGCTGCTGCAGATGCTGCAGAACCTGTTCGGCAAGGACAACTGCTCGTCGGTGACGAGGCAGGAGATGGCGACAGCCTCGGCCGTGGTGCTCGGACTGGCCGGCAAGCTGGCCAACATCGTGTTCGACGGCATGGCTGAGTACGTGAAGGACTCGTCGATCGAGAAGACGCTGATCGCCGGGGAGAGCGTGGCCATCCGCAAGCTGTACGACAGCAACCACACGTCGTTGCAGACGAACGCGCTGTTCATCGAGGGACTGAACCAGGAGCCGAGGTCGAGGGACAAGTCGCTCGCACTGCAGGCTCGGCTGGTCAGGTTCTTCTTCCGCAAGACGTACCCGCTGAACCAGCAGTTCTACAGTCGCATGACTGGGGACGACATGGTGGGTGCGCTGCTCGCGCTGATGCTGGACAACTACGTGCCGGAGGAGAAGGCGGCCGTGATGCTGGCGCCGACGGCCAAGGGCATGGACCTGCAGCTGGAGTTCATGTACCAGAACTCGCAGGCCCTGCCGTTCTTCGAGTACCTGCAGCACACGGATCCGAAGGGTGCCGAGGTGCTGGTGGACCAGAGCCACGAGGAGCTGGCCAAGCGCTTCAACGCATGGCGCGTGAGCCAGAACGACATCAGGTACTACGAGATGGGCGACGTGCTCAAGATGTTCGAGCTGTACCTGGAGTTCACCCGGAAGTCCGTGAGGATCCCGGGTGTCGGCCCGCGCAAGATGCGGGTCATCACCGGCTTCAAGCCTGAAGCACAGGTGTTCGTCGAGAAGATGAAGGGAGAGATGGATGCCGCAGATGCAGGAACCGTGGTGGAGGACTGAGCACTACTTCGACCACACACCACTGCCTCGGGAGCTGGAGAAGCGCTCAGGTCCCGAGGGTGTCGCACTGGTCAAGGCGTTCAAGAGCGGTGCGACCAGCAACGGGTGGGGCCAGGACAAGTTCATGGCCAACTACCACGGCAGGAAGTTCTGGGCGCAGCCCATCCTGAACGGGTACCTGACCGGCAGGTGGATGTTCGCCGTCGTGATGCGGTCGGTGCAGTTGGTGTGCATCGACATCGACGGCAAGAACGGTGGCTACGACGGGGCGAAGCGCCTCGGGATGCTGCCGTACACGTTGGCCGAGACGAGCAAGTCCGGCGAGGGGATGCACCTGTTCTACTCCGTGAGCGATGACCTGTGGGATCCCGAGCTCGGCTTCGGCGCGTACTCGGATCGCATCGGCATCGAGCAGGGCGTGGACATCCGCGGCGTGGGCTGCGTGTACCACTACCCGCAGCAGCTGTGGAACAACCGGGAGATCAAGGAGCTGCCCCCGCACCTGAAGGACCGGCTGCTCAAGAAGGCCGACGACGTCGTCACCCAGACGGCGACGATCATCAAGACCCTCACCGAGGGAGACGAGACAGAGGTGCTCATGATGCAGGACTCACTGGTCGCTGACCTGAACAAGCCGATCCCGGCTGGTCGGCGCAACACGACGCTGTTCGCCATCGGGCAGCAGATGAAGGCCGCACAGGTGCCGGGCTGGGAGAAGCTGATCTTCGACCAGGCCGTGCTCGTGGGGCTCGACGTGGCGGAGGCCAACAAGATCGTGGCCAACGTGAAGAAGTACAACCCGTGACCCGGCTTCGGAGGTTCTGGAAGTGGCTGACCTCGAAGCCGGACGAGGAGGAGGAGCGCGTGTTCTGGACGACGGTGATCATCGGCCTCATGGTCGTGCTCGTGGCACTGCGCATCTGGGACCTCCCATGAGCGGGGTCTCACTCATCAAGATCGACGTGACGGATGCCACCGCCGGCGCCGTGACGCTCGACGTTCAGCTGACGATCATGGCGGAGTCCGAGTTGGACGCGATCGGTTGGCTCGTCGGAGTGCTCGAGGAGGAGCGATGACGATGAAGATGGAGAAGGTCGAGAAGACCCTGCGCGAGGAGATCCTCGAGCAGGCCACCGCCGCGGTGGTGGTCGACCGGAGCAACGACTACGGCAGGCCGGAGGCGAACTTCGGCCGGATCGCCGAGTTCTGGTCCACGTACCTGGGGATCAAGATCCACGAGCACGACGTGGCGGCGATGATGGTGCTGCTCAAGGTGTCGAGGATCACCACGTCGCCGGGGCTGTTCGACCACTGGGTGGACATCGCGGGCTACGCGGCCTGCGGCGGGGAGGTGCGCTTCGGTGAGCGACAGTCGGCGTGAGATGGGCAAGCTGGTCAGGGACCTGCAGAGGAACGGGTTCTGTGTGGAACGCACAGGGTCCGGGCACTGGAAGGTGACGCACCCTGACGTCGTGGACAGCGTGATCCTGTCGTTCAGCCCGAGCGTCGGCAACTTCAAGAAGTCGATCGCTCGGCTGAGGAAGATCGGGTACGACAAGTAGGGGGTGGCAGGGTGGTGGGCTTCGGCTCATCACCCTGCTCTCTCTTTTTTTGAGGAGCTTTGATGTACCCTCAAGACATGGCTGAGGGTACGGAGAAGTTGAGCAAGATTGAGCAGGAGCTCAAGGAGAGATTCCAGGGAAGTGATAGGTCCAAGAGGCGGATGCCTTCAGATGCATCCGCCGCACCGGCGTCAGACCGAATCGACCAGCTGACGCTTCCTGACGAGATGAGAGGAAGGATGCCCTACACCAAGAACAAGTACTTGGTCAGGGAGAACCCGCACCTCGTCCAGTGGGAGCGCGAGGTCCGCAAGTTCCTGCGCAACCTGTCGCCCGACCACGGGCACAGGGTGTCGGCGGTGATGATCTACGAGTGGGCGACGGGTGTGCCGATCGTCGAGGCGCAGGCCGACAAGGAGGCGCTGAAGCCGGGCAAGCAGAACTGGCGCAGCGACCTGCGCAAGATCAACAAGATCCTCGAGTACTACTTCGGCAAGCCGTACATGACCTGGATCATGGGGCGCAAGGTCCCCCGTGCGTACAGAGTGCGACCCGGCTACTACATCCGTCGCCATCGCCCTATGACTTTGACACTCTACGCAGAGTACGTCGAGGGAACGCTCTACCCGTGACCAGCCACGAGGTGCGGGTGCTGGAGGACGGCACCCGGGTCTACAGCAACGGCACCAGGTACACCCCCGTGCCCGACGAGGAGCGGCGCTACGCGCGCAGGAAGCCCGCTGACAGCCGCGCTGTGCGCTGGGGGGCCAACTGGTACCTACCGCTCGCCCTCGCCCCGGAGGCGGCTCGCCAGATGCCGCAGACGCGGCCTGACGAGGACGCCTACGACCACATGCCCAAGCCCCGGCCCTGCCGGTGCGACGTGTGCAAGCGGCCTGCCGCGGCGATCTGGAAGGACAAGTGGCGACGGGACCGCCACCTCAGATCCTGATGGTGTTGCCCGATTGGTCCCGGTCGTAGACGGCCTTGCCCTCGAGACGGTTGAACAGCTGCTGGATGCTCTGCAGGTCCCGGGCCATCACGGCCTGCAGGATCAGCGTGGCAGCCGTGACGTCGAGGATGTCGGGGCTGGAGGTGTAGACCATCTGCACCGTGCCGAAGCGCTGGTTCCACAGCCACTGGATCCGGGTGTCGAGGTTGGAGCGGTGTGCCTCGGGGACTCTGCCGCGGAACCGCAGCTCCTCCACCTCACTCACTGATCTCGCCTGCTGCCAGGTCGATCATCTCGAGCACCACCTTCTCGTCCGTGGCAGGGTGCGAGCCCGGCCGGCGCCGCCCCACCAGCCGCGAGAGGATCATGTTCCGCGCGAGGTTGGCTCGGGCCATCGAGCCGCGCTGGTCGAACTGCGGGTTGTTGGCGATCTCGAACAGGGTGCGGGCCACGAGCTCGTGGGTGGGGATGTTGAGCAGCACGTCGGACTGCATCACGGGTGTGTCAGCTACCCGTTGCAGTGCCTGCCTGATGGTGACGTTCCTCATGCCCACACTCCTGTCCAGTCCTCGGTGTAGTCCGCGGAGCCGCCGCTGCCGGGGCCATCAAAAAAAATTCCGCCGAAGAAGTCCAACTCCTTCGTGGCCTGCACGGCGTACCTCATTGCGTCCATCATGTGGCTGTACTTGTCGTGCATAGGCTGCTCTGTCCACTGCTGCATCCGGGTGTTGAACGAGTACTTGTAGTTCTCCAGGCACTCCAGCAGCCACTGGCAGTTACGGTCGTGGATGATCGTGTTGTACAGCTGCATCCGTGTCTGCTGGATATCGGTGATGATCGAGTAGTCACCGCTCCTCGCAGCAGGGATCTTCCACACCTTGCTCGACTTGGCGAGGACGGCAACGTTGTGGAACCGCTGGCGCATCATGTCGGCAGGTGTGGTGTTCACCGCTGCCTCGTGGTGCTCTCCGTCCCAGGGCAGGATGATCGAGGCGATCTTGTTGTAGTAGTGCTTCGTCTGCAGATCATCGACGTAATCGGGCAGGGCCTTGCCGTGTCCCTCGCCGCAGTCGTACAGGTACAGCTTCCCGTTGATCCACTGGAACGCTATCCACGAGGTTGCGTCCGACTGCACGCCCGAGGACCCGATGTCGAACACCACGTACACGGGGTGACCGGGGTTCAGGTTGAACGTCTCGATCCTGCCCTCGTTGACCATCTTCATGTACGCCTCGCCGTACACGGCGGCTGCGTCCATCTCCTCGAAGGAGACGTAGTACTCCTGCTCGAACATCCGGGCGTTGCCGAAGCGGCGGAGGTACGCCTCCTTGATCCGCTCGAGCTCGGCCTCGGTGAGGACAGGTGGCTGGCCCTCCCGCTTCATCATGGCGTTCAGGTCGTCGATGTCGCGGATGATGACCTGCGCCTCGGGGTTGCCCTTCATCGACTCCATCAGCTGCCACAGCGGATTGCGCCGCTTGCCACGAGGAGTGCTCACCACCATCAGCCGCTTGTTCTCAGCGCGGTTCTCGAGGATGGGGGTGAGCCGGGGGATGGGGTCCTCCCGGGTGAACAGGGCCAGCTCGGTGATCGTGTAGTCCTGGAACGAGGTGCCGACACCGGACTTGTCCTGCCCGGACTGGAAGTAGCCCTGCAGCTTCAGCCGGCTGTGATTGGAGAACCGGCCCTCCATGACCGTGTCCTTCCAGTCCACCACCTCCCTGGGCACGTTGTCCATGAGCCCGCGGATGTACTGGCTGGAGGCTGGGTCGATGTAGGTCTTGTCCCAGAGGATGTCGCGGACCATCGGGTTGGACAGGCTGATGTACACGCCCGTGGTCTTGGGCGTGCGCAGCCGGGCATCGCACTGCTCCATCGAGGCGGCCACGTCCTTGCCGGTCTGGCGTGGGAGCACGGCGATGCCGTATCTCTTCGTTCGCCACATGTGGTGCAGTTCCTTTTGGGGAACTATTGATAAGGCCTCGGCTTGTAGTGAACCGGAAAAGTCAGCCCCATCGCTGCATCACCTCCTCAAACCGCTTGTCGGCGGCTTCTTTCGAGAACTCAATGCCCTGGTAATGAGCGTGGGCGCGAGCCTGGTTGCATGCCTTGCACCGTCGGCCCTTGGCCTGGAGATTGGGTCCTGTGATCGGATGTCCCAGCGGGCAGGTCTCCTTCAGCTTCCTGCCTCCGTTGGCAAACGCATCCTCGGTGTTCTGCGCCGAAGTACCCCACTCGAGATTCTCGAGCCGATTGTCGTCGGGCACGTCGTTCAGATGTCGCGCAACCGCTCCTGGTGGACGAGGCCCAACAAACGCCTCCAGCACCAGAGCGTGCGCCATTGCTGAGCGTGCCTTGCCTGCCAGACCTCGCAGGTTGACCCGTGTGTATCGGTGAGAGGGCGTGGTGCTTCCGATCAAGCGAGCCACACGCCCTCCATCCGACACGATGTAGCTGTCCTCAAAGCCAGGTACGGGCTTCCATGTTTCCATGATAAAGACCATACCATATGGCTTCTATCTACTCAGTCGTCAGGACCTGCTCCACCATGGCGAGCAGGTCGGCCTTGGTCATGCCGGTGTTGGCCTCGACACCCTCGTGCTCGTTGAGCCAGTCCACGATGTCTGCCTTGAGCCAGGAGTCGTCCGGGGTGTCGCTGTCGACGAGCAGCTCTGCGCCCTCCGGCTCCTCCGCCTCGGGCTGAGCCTGCCCGGTCAGGGTCCGGTACTGGGCAGCCGACGAGTTGGCGCTGCGCTGGTACGCACGCCCGAGGTGGTCCACCTCCTGCAGGTTGTCGTATGCGCGCTCGGCAGGAGTGGTGCGCTGCTGCACCGAGTCGACGAAGGTCGTGGCGTTGTGCGGCTTGGACATGTCGGCCTCCTAGATCTGCAGGTTGGGCAGTCCTATTGTGCCGAACAAGGTGGAGAAATCCTCCCTCTCGCCGCTGGATCCAGCCCTGGACTGGATTCCTGCCTGCGGTGGGGCGGCCTTCTTCGGGGCTGGCTTGCTCGCCGGGGCGGCTGCAGGGGCTGCCGGCTTGCGTGCGGCCAGCTGCTTGCGCAGGTTGTCGACGATGCCCTGCACGGGGATGGAGTAGCCCTGCAGCTTGCCGTCGACCCTGATCTCGTAGGGCGTCACCATAGTGGCGAAGGTGTCGGCCAGCTCCCGGTTGAAGCCCCGGGCACCGGGGATCAGGTCCGGGTTGTTCTTGAACAGGTCGATCGAGGCGTGGACCGTCTCGAGGAAGTCGCGGTTCTCCCCCAGCTTCTGCTGGGCCTGCGACTGGATCTCCTCGACCAGCAGCGAGCGCACCGCCTCCTGCCACTCCTTCGCATCCTCGGAGTTGCGCAGGGTCTCCATGCCCTCCACGCCGATGGCCGGCACCTCGGTGCCCACCAGCAGGCGGGGATGCTTGCGCAGCGCCTCGAAGTAGCGGCCGTAGTCCTGCTCCGCCTGCTCGTACGCCTGCTGCTGGTACGCCTTGGTCAGGTTCTCCTCGACCTTGGTGCTCAGCTCTCCGAGCTCGGAGAGGACGGTCTTCGGATCGAAGCCATCAGCTGCTGCTCCACTGGGGGCTGCAGGCTGGCCAGCGTCTCCTGCTGCAGGTCCAGCATCACCCGCATCAGGAGCAGCGTCTCCTGCTGGTGTGCCTGCTGCTGGTCGCTCAGCCGCTGCATCGCGTCGGCTGCCGGCGTCAGTGCTTCCAGCAACTGGCGTCGGGTCTGCTGCTCCAGCGCCAGCAGGATCGCCTTCGCCGCCTCCTCCTGCCTCTCCCTCCTCCTGCGGATCCAGTGCATCCATGAGGTCGCCGAACGCCACATCGCCGTAACCCGCGAAGTCCAGGTGGGGCCGGTCCTCTGTCGCTTCCGTGCCACTCATCAGCCCTCCCAGGACTTCTCGAAGTCGGAGAGGGCGGTGGCGATGGTCTCGCGGACGTTGTCGGTCAGCTCGAACTTGATCTGGTCGAGCAGGGAGACGAGGCCCTCCTGAGCGAGGAACATGCGGTGGAGCTCCGCGATGGTGGCGATGTCGACGCCGGCATCCTCGGACTGGGTGTCCCACTGCAGCTCCCAGGTCAGGAACGTGGTCTGCCAGTTGATGAGGATGTTGATGTAGTGGTGGGCGTTGTGCTCGATGTCCTCCTCGGGGGAGGTCATGTTCAGGCACTCGTCATCGCTCTCGATCTCGAGGTCGACGATCTTGCCGAGCTCCTGCACCCGGTCGAAGTACAGCTTGCGGAAGGCCGGCATGTCCCGGAAGTTGATCTCCCGGTACGTGTTGCAGATCCGGTTGGCCCACTGCGGGCGGATCTGCTCGGTCCTCTCCTTCTCGGCCGGCTCGATCACCTTGGACCAGATCTCGAGGAGGGTGTGGTACTTGGACTCCTCGGCGTCGTCGAGGATGTCCTGCACGGTAAGCGGGGTCTCGGTCACTTCAATCGTCCTGTCAGCTGGAGGTGGCGGTGCTCATCGCGGATGGTCTGGATGACGGAGCGGATCTCGTAGCAGAGGGCGTTCTCCACGTAGATGCGCTTGCAGGTGGTGGGCACGAGCTCGGCCCCACCGTAGAACCTCTGGACGTCAGCGAGGTCGAAGCCCTCCCGACCGTTGTACGTGTAGACCTTGAACGGGAACCGGGGGTCGATGTAGATGCCGACCTGGTAGGAGGGCAGCGTGATCTTCACCTCGGACGGCTTGCCGGCGCCACGGCCTGCGACCTCGAACGTCTCGACGTACTCGCCGTTCTGCACGGTCTTCTTCTCCGTGCCGGTGTCGAGGTAGGTCAGGACGCGACGGCCGCGGGGCTTGGGGTAGGCAGGCTTGAGGACCTCCTCCTGCAGCCACTTCCGTCCCTGCTCGTCGATGCGGATGATCTCGTCCTCGGCGCGGGTGTTCAGCCGCTGGCCAGCCATCTCGCGCGGGTCGGGCTGCGTGGTGATCTGCGGCTCCGGCTCGTCGACAGGGATCGGGGGCGGAGGCGGAGGCGGAGGCGGAGGCGGAGGCGGAGGCTCCTCTGCCTTCTTCGGCTCCGCAGGAGGCGGGTCCGTCGCGCTGCTGATCCCGTGCATCGCCAGCTCGGCCTCGAGGGAGTCGATGGTGTACGCGGGATACGCCAGTGCAGGGGTGTGACCACTCGCCTTGAGGCGCTGGTACAGGACGGACTTCCGGTTCATCGCTCTCCTTAGGTGGGTACCTGCTTTCCTGCAGTGCAGCCTAGCAGCACAGGTGCCCGGGGTGTAGTCATGTAGTCAGGTAGTCAGGGCACAACTTCTTCCCTCCTTACTGTATTTATAAAGTTTTAGAAAAACAGGTGACTACACTGACTACACGCTCAGAACCCTTACGCAGCAAGGCTCTCGGGTGTAGTCAC